GGTGAATTGGTTCTATTCCAATGTTCTACTGATTCCATACCAATTGCTTCATATTTATCTGTCTTAATCAATTTATTATAGAGGATAGTCGCAGCTCGTTTAGATTTAGCCACTTTCATAATTTTTGGTTTGCTATAAGCATCAGAAGCAGTATGTACTACCCATTTACCATCGTGAGCTTCTGTAAGTTTTCCTTCTCTTACTTTTTTATTGTTTTGAAGGTTTTTGAATAATTTATTTTGTTTATCATCAATTGTTTTATACTTCTTTGGATTTTCATTAAAATCATCAAGAGAATAATTTAACATCTTCATCCATTTAGTATCACTATGTTTTTTACGAAAATCAGATAACATCTTAAAAAACTTATTCTTATCTTTGTTAGCTTTTTTATAAAAATACCAAACATTTACTCCAGCAGAAACTTCTGTAAGTTTTCCTTCTTTTTTCAACCTACTCTTTTCAGCTCTTCCTCTATTAACTGATTCCTTTTCAAATCCTACAATCTTTCCACCTTTATGTGATGCATCTTTACCATCACCATTACCATAAGTTCCTTTTTGACGATTGTATTTGTTTAATTCTGCTCTATATTTTTTAGATTTATCTGATGATTGGAATTTTTTGTATTCGGCTTTGTAATCTCTTTTAGCAGCTTCGTCTAATCCAGCCAATTCTTCACGAACCATTTTCTTAATTAATTCTCTAACTTTCATTTCTCTTTTCATCTTTTTCTCTTTCTTTTCCCATTTGGCTGCCATCTTAGGGTCATTTGCCCACATCCACTTCCGTTGTTTCTCGGACTTGAATGGCATTAGAGTAATTTACTTAAAATTTTGTCGTATGATTTTTTGAAAGTAACTATATTTTTTTTGTAAGCATCAAGTAAATTTGAAGCCTCTTTATCTAATCCTTTTTTTCTTAATTTTTCATAAAAATCTAATATAGATTTACCATGTAATTTATATGATTTATCAATATTCTTTATATCTTTTTTATATTCAAAAGCAGGACCTTCTTTAATGGTATCTTGTTTATATCCAAATTCTTCTTTTATAGAATTTAAAACTTCATTAACTTTAGGTTTTGATACTTTCTTAGTGACTTTTTTTGTATCTTCATATCCCATTAGTTTTTTGTAATCCATTTTATTCTCCTCTGAATATATCGTTAATTATATTTTCAATTTTACAATCGTGACAACACACACCATCTCTTGTCCCAACACCTTCGTTTAATTTACCTTCATTTGTTGGAGATAAGAAAGCTCCGTGTGTAGATGGATTAGATACAAAGTCAAATGCTATAAGTTCAAAGTCTGGTTGAACTTCTACTGAATCATCTTCATTCATTTCTTTTACTGAACCAAGTCCTCTTGAAGAGATACCTAATTTAATACCACTCTTAAATAATTCTTTTAAGATGTTACCAGCAGGTGTACCAAGAACTTCAACAGTTCCTTCTAAATCATCACCCTTCCAATGCATTTCAAGTATGTTGTGAGAAACATTGTTTAGATTCACCACAGACGAGTCAGGATGGTCTAATTCACCAAGAGCTCTTCTTTCCTTTATCTGTACTTCCGCGTATTTCTTAGCTTCTCTTACCAAAGTTTCTCTTGGGTAGACTCTACCATTTTGATTCTTTGCTTCTGCTCTTTGTAATACACCTTTAACAACCAATCTCCCATTATTGTTTTTCATTGATTCATTGATTTGTTGAGGTGTTATTTCAAATGGAATGTAATCTACAATTATCTCTTTCATTATGATACCCTCACATATACAAATGTTACTGCCGCAGCTCCATCAGTACCATCTGTTCTTCTCCAAGCAACAGGACTAATGTCTAATCTTATTCCACCAGTATCATTAGCTTGAATAAATGAACCAGTTACAAAATTATCTAATTCTGTTACAGCTACATTTGCACCAGCAGATGCTGTGGTTTCATATAAAAAAGCATATGTACCTATTGAATTTACATTTACATATGATGGTCTTTTTGTTATAATTTCATTTGTAGGACAAACTGCATTACTGTAAAAAGCTGTACCAGTTCTTGCGATTGGTTGTTGTTTTCTTCCTGAGGAATCTGCTTCATATAATGGCATTTATTATCTCCTATTTCCAAGCATTTCGTTTCAACCATATATCTCTTAATATATCGCCAACGACATCTCTAATTAATTTATTTATTTGTTCTAAATCTTTTTTATCAATAGCTTCACTTACAAACTTATATCCAGTTTGTTTTTCTAAATTTTTTTTCTTCTTCTTTTTCATCTTACCAAAAGCGTTTGGTGTAGAATATCCAGCTACATTACCTGTAGCAGTTATTTCTTCTAAACTTTCTTCGTCTAAAAGTTCAAGTGTTAGTTTTTTAACTAACTCTTTAAATAACTTTCTGTTTTTTATTTCCACTTTTTTTCACTTCCTTTACAAGTTCTAAGTATCTCATTGTTTGAATAACATACTCATCTTTAACAACATCTGATTTATCTTCAATACCACAGAATTTGTCAATAGATTTTATAGCTTCTTGCATTTTAATTTTTACAACTTTATCTTGTAATTTTTTAGAATGTGTTTTTAAATCTTTTTTTAATTCTATAACAATTGATTTTAAAGTATCTTTTAATGAATTAGTATTAGATACATTATTGATATACTCTCTAAGTAAGTTCTTTTGAGCTCCACTTAATTTTGTATATTTTTGATTAAATTTTTCTAAAAGAGTTCTATAAGTTAAAATTCTTAAATCTTCATCATCTGGTAAAGTAGTAACAGTTTCTGATAATTTAATACTTTTGTCATTGGTTGTTACATGCTCTACAATGTTAAAAAACGATTCTGTTTTTTGGTCTGGAGATAATGATTTATCATATTCGAATAATGTATAGATTGATGCATAAGTTTTATAATTTGAAACTTTTGAAGACATAAATTTTTGAATATTATAATTAGATTGAATTTCTTTAATCAAATTATATTTTTCTCTACGAAGTGTAGAGTTATTTAAATCACCCCTTGTTTTCATAACCTCGTTTATAAAGTAATCAGCTTTTGAGTCTGATTTAAATTTCTTTGTAATTAAAATATTATATAGAGCGAGTTCTTTACCCAACTCCGTATTCTCATTAAACTTTTGTTTAACAATCTCTACCGCTTTACTACTATTGTCTTTGTTTAATACGTCAGATGTAATCTGTCTAAGTAAACATTCAAACAATAGACCAGTATTGCGGATTTTATTGTGTTTAACTTTACGCATGTCTGAGTCCCCATTTATTTTGGATACTATTTATGTAATTATTCATATATAAATATAATGTTTTTACTAAATATACCAATTTATTCTTATTCATCTAAAATTATTTCTTCATTTAATATAGATTTATCTAAATCTTTACCGAATTTACCTTTTAATTGATTTAATAAACCTTCCCTTGCAACAATCGTTCCACCCTTAGATGTAGCCAATGGTGAACCACCTTTAAACTCTCGTTTACCATATCGTTCTCTTTCGTACTTCGTTGCATCTTTTATGTCTTTGGCTGAGTATTCATTACCAAATTCTTTCTTACCAGTTCCACTTCGTCTATCACCACCGTGTTCACCTCGTCTAGCCATTTCCAAATCTTCTTCATCGGAGTCTTGAACACCACCCTCAGCTGGATCTGTACCTTCAGTTTCAATTGATTCCATTCTAAAAGCTTGTTTTCTGTCTTCAATGATACCGTCAAATATTTCAGCTTTATCAGCATCATTTAAATCAAATATATTATTATATATCCATTTTCTTGACATTAATTTATTTTCCATAAGAGTATTTGCAATCTCAGTTTGTTGAGTTAACAACTCTAATTTTTCTTGTTCGTGAATCATAGATGGATTTGTTAATTCTAACTCGAAATTAATCAATTCTGCATCTTCAAACCCTTGTGTATATAAATGAATAATTGCAACCTTCTCTAATTCAGCCACAATTGTTTTCTGTAGTCTTTCAATTGTTCTAGCAAATCTTACATCTTCAGCAGCCAATGTAGCTTTTGAACCTACATTCTCATCATACCCCAAAAATGCTTTTGGTATTTTCAATGCTGCCATCATTTTGTTTCTTAAATACTCAACATCATCAATAGCACCTTCATTTGATAAAGCTGGTAAAGTATCGATATTCGTTCCACTATCACCACCACGAACAGGTAAGAAATAATCTTCTGTAATGGATTCCATATTGTATTTTAAATTATATTCACCATTCGAGTTCATTACAGGTGTTTTTTTCATCTTTCCGATGATTTGTTGCATAAAGTTGTCTACTTCATTTGGAGGTATGTTTCCAATATCAACTTTAAATACTCTTTTCTCTGGTGCTCTCATCATTCTATGAATTAACATAGCATCTTCCATAAGAGTTAATTGTTTAAATACTCTTCTTGCACCCTCTAACATTGATTTACCATAAGGTAGATAATTTGTGTCAGCGAGATTTCTGAAATGAGCAATTTCGTAGTTTTCGTGAACATCATTTGGTTTTGCACTTCTTCTTGTTTCTGAATATTGTTGAACTTCAAATTGAACTAATTTAGGGTTACTTGGGTCATGTCCCTCTAATCTATTCACTTCATATACTGAAAGAGGTTTTACATTAACAACTCCATGTTTATCTAATATATCTAAATGTAAATAGAAATCACCATATTTAGTCATATTACGAATATAACTCCATAGATTAAATTCAATATTCATTATGTCATAAAATAAGTTATGTAATATTTTTTGGACTTTTGGATTGTCGGTTTTGATTTTCATTATTCTGTTTTCAATATTATCAACCGTAGATTCATCACAATAAATATCTAATGCTGATGATATGATTGGGTCAGCGTCCATTAATTCATAATCTCTAAATAATTCTTTACGAGCCACATCATATGCATTTGCATTTTGCTTAGCTTGATATGATGTTCCACCATATCCACTTGAATTAATTCTATTGTATCTATCAATAAAATTAGATGTTAGTGCAGTTTGAGAAAACTCGACATCTTTGACTTTTACTTGTCCATCATCTGTTTTTCTAACTACGATTTGATTTTGAAATAATTTTCCTAATCTCGTTAATATATTTTCGTCTGCCATTTTTTACCTCTTATTTAATTAACCAAGTTAAATCTTCTTTTTCACCAGTTCCTATATCCATTTCATATGGATTTTTTTGATTTCCAGTAGAACCTACACTAAAACCTGCTGCGTGTTCCGAATTGTTTCCATTTGACTTCAACATTGTGTTCATAGTTGCCCATTGTTGGTCATTTTTGTCTTTCTGTAATCTTAGAGCCGTATCTCTAACCCAAAGAGCTATTGAATAAGACATAACTAAGTCGTCATTGTAACCTTGCATTGCTTCTGCTTTTGATTGTGTAACTCCAGTCTTGTATATAAATACAAATAATTCATCAATTA